GAGTTGGTTATGGTGACAGCATCAATAATTGCCTTCACACCGACCGCGATGTACTGATCAGTCTGGACGTTTTCGAGGTACTTCGACCCGACCAGAACGGTTGTGGTTGTAGCCATTACTGCTGCACCTGAATAATGGAAAAATGACCCGCAGGCGAGGATGGGAAGTTCGTTGTTGCAGCAATGCTTGTCAGGCTTAAATTAAGCCCGCCCAGAACGCCGAAGCCGATTTCCAGATAATCATTTGCGACTAGCGGGAAAAACTCACTCAGAGTGACTTGCGTGTAGCCGCCGTTGATGTCAATAGACTGGTAATAGGCGCTATTGGCGACCAGCGCGCCGTTTTTCTTACAATACATCACGACATCACGTTGAGCCGCGACCGTGCATGAAAACTGCAGCTCGACATTAATTTGATATAACCCGGATTCCGGCACAACGATTCGGCTTGTCGGCGATCCGATCACAACGCCGTTTGATATGTCTGTGTTGTCCCAAGTGACCAAATATTCGTCGCCCGCCACTGTAGGCGTCTGCGTGGTCGTCTTGGTGAATTCGCCGTAGTACTGCTTCATGGTAATGATCGGGCGCACCATTACCTGCCCGGCGGTTGTTGACGCGAACAGTACCGCTGCGACTGAGATCACATTATCAGGCGCGGTCGGCTTGTTCTTGGTCAGACCGCCGGAATACGTCGGCGAGGCCCAGAGAAGATTTCCAGCAGCCCACGTCTCGCCGACCGATATACCAGACGTGTTGATCCCGGTAATGCGACCGTATAGCGTCACGTACCCCTGCGCGTTTGGCAGAAGGTCTTGGCTTGCTAGGCCAATAAAATACAGCGAATAGCTTGCGCCGTCGGCCAAATAAGGCGCAACCTCGATGCGGTTCGATCCGTTGACGCCGATAAAGCCAACGGCCGTGCCCTTTGGTATCAGCGTCGGCGTGCCGTTCAGCACAACCATGCGGATGACGGTGCCCTCGCGCTCCTCAAGCATCTGCACCAGCGCAAGCGCCGAGTTCGCGCTGGATTGCGCGCTGTCGGCAGCGTTGGTGATTTCCTCAATGGTTGATGGCGCAGCCGCATCCGCTGTCTCGAACAGCCCCTCGAATGCCTTGATCTGTTCCTGATTCTTCAGAAACGACGCGAGCTGGTCCCGCGTGAGCTTCAGGGTTTTAGTCGCCATCAGTAGTTGAGCGGCTCGAGCGCGGCTTCTAGGCGCGCGATTGAGATGTGCGCATCAGAGTCGCCGCGAAACCGCTGCATGCGGAAGTTTCGCATGTGCCCCTGCTGCCACCAGACGAGGCGCTTTGAGGTATTACCAAACCCGCCAGCCGTGATGGTCTTGTCTTGGCTCCAGTTGATGCCGTCGACCGAATAGCTGGTCGAGATCGGCGGGTTTTTGTTCACCGCCACGCGTCCGGTCAGCGCCACCAGCTCCAGCGCATTGAAGATCGCGCCTCGGCCCTCGTTGTAGACAATCTGCGTGCCAAATTCCCAGCGCACCTTAGCGCCCCAGTGCGTGCCGACGGTATCAACAGCGTATCCAATCGTTGACGATTCCGGGTCGCCGCACGTCCAGGCGTTGTACGCCCAGACCCAGTTTCGCGCGCGGTACTGGCTGTAGCCAACGATTCCGGTGGTCAGACAGAACCAGACCGGCAAGCCGACCGCTTGGCTAGCGGCGGCGTCGTAGACCATCGTCCTATCGGGCAGATGAATATATAGATGCTGGTGCGAGCGGTCGTTGCGCGCCTCAAGTTTGACGCCCGCAAGCTGCGCCTCGGTGTAGCCGAGCAGGATCTCGTCGATCTCCTGCGTCGAGATTTTGGCCGCCTGACTGTTGGCGCCGAGGTAAATGCCGGGCGCCTCATTGCGACCGCTGCCGAGGAACGCAACTGATTCTAGGTAAACGCAGCAGGCAAAAGTCCCGACGACGCCTTTCTGGATCTGCGCGCCGTCGATGCGCTGAAACGGGAAGAATTCGCCGCCGATGTTATCAAACACCTCTATGGTGTTTCTGTTGAGGGCGTAGACCTCGTTGCGCAGTTTCAACAGCGCAACCACCGGGTCGGGGTCAATCTCAGAAGATCCGTACTTCAAAGGATTGACCGCCGTCGGGTCGGTCAGCTCAGTGACCACCAAAAACTCGCCGTCGGTGGTCATGAAGTAGCCGTCGACCCAGCACATATCCAGCACAGGGCCGAGGTCTGGATCGGTGACCTGCGTCAGTGTACTTCCATCCCAGTAGTAAAGACTGCCCGACGAAACAACCCCAAGCCGGTCGAAGGAATAGTCGAAAGTGACATACCCGCTGCCGCCAACATCACCGAGCACGGTCACGGACCCGGCGCTCGATATGCTGACCAGCTTGGTCCCCATCACGCGGTAGAGAACCCCGTTCCACTCGATCCCGCCGCGATCAGTGCCCGGCCCGGTGCCGTTCGACACCAGCCCGTCTGCCGGGCGCAGGAAGCCCGACGATATGCCAGACTGGCGCGGGACCGGAACCAGATTGACCGGGTAACTGGTGCGCAGGTCTGGTGTATTGTCGCTGTAGATGCCTTGAATGACCGGGATTTGAGCCATTACCACTTCACCTTGTCGGCCCAGTAAGCCGCCGACATTTTACCCTTCGCGATATTGCTCGCATGCCGCGCCTTGAACGATTCCCGCCGCGCCTTGGCCGCCTTGCTCTCGCCTTCTTTTTTGGGCGAGCCTGAAACGCCCTGCTGGCCGAAGCGAATCGTCTTGACCTCATCGCCGACTTTAGCCACGACTACGTGGCTTTTTGTCGGGTGGTTAGGTGTCTTTTTGGGCTTGTTGTAGCCAGCAACACCAGCCCGCTCGAGGCGAGAGTCCTTTTTCACAGCCCGCCTTCTCCGGTCGCCACGTGCAGCGTCGTGCCGGACGCAGAGATATGCGCTAGGGTCACGTCGCCGTCGCGCTTGCGCACGATGATCTCGGAGCCTGCACGCACCGGCAGATCGGCGGTCGTGGCCGTCTGCGAGCCTTCGCCGATGCGCACGTGGCAGATGTTGGCGCCAGAGTTCACCAGCCGCACGGCTTTGTCCTGCGCGTTCAGGGTGATGCTCGCGCTGGTAGCGCCAGGCGTCGTGACTTGGTTAGAGCCGACCCGCTGGCTGAATTGGTTGTTTACGCTCATATCAGACCTCTATCTAAAAAAGTTGATGGTCCAAGTAACCCCGGCCCCGAAGATGCTTGCGAGCATCATACCCGCCCAAAGCGACCCTTTTCGAATGATTCGCCAGCGCCAGAAGCTGCTTGATGTCGCGCTGCATGTCGTCAACCTGCGCTTCGAGCGTCTTGACTTGGCCGATGAGCAGGCCGAATTTTACGGGGTCGATTTCGGACATGGGCGGGGTCTCTGGTTAGTTTTGGAGTTGGTTTAGGGTGGGCATGTTGTGTGTTCCTTAAAAATCACCGGGTCGTTGTTTGGGCGCGAAGCGTACTGCTTCCCAGATCAATCGTGCCGCCGGTTTCGTTTTGGAATCTGACACTTACAGTATTGGTGGCGCTGACCCAGGCGGTTAGCGTAATTCCCTGCAGGTTTGCACCGAATGAGGCAACAGCATAATCACCAAGCGCCGCCCCGGTGACAGTAACCGTTGTGGTTACCCCATCACCATCTACCAAACTCGGAGGATCGTACGTGACGCTCCCTCTCTTAATAGCAACAGGAAGCCAGTTGGTTCCGTCGCTGTAGTAATCAACACCGGCCGCGACATCTCTAACGAGAGAGCCTGATTCTCCAGAAATATACCCAGTTGGGTTACTGTTAGTTCGCAAAACCATTCCGGTCGGGGCTGGCGTTGAAGCAGACTGCACGTACTCCTCGCAAATCCCGATTTGTCTGACCGTGCTGTAAAAAGTTGCAATATCACCGGCGGTTAAGCCAGAAAACATATTGTCTTTTGTAAAGACGTTTGAGACGTTCCCAACTTCTGCCAAGACTGTAAAGCTAACACCGTTATCACGAATGAATGTGTTGTTGTGAATTCTGACGTTAGACAAGCTGGCTTGCTTGTCTTGTACCAAGTAGATCATTTGCCGAGCGCCAGCCAGCGTGATGTTTCTAATACTGTTTCCAGAAAAAACAGCGTTTTCAACATCGATGAGCTGAACGGGGTATCGCGTTGAATTTATGATCTGGTTGTCAATAATTTTTGGGTTTCTGTATGGAGAGGCAACAGAGCCAAGCAAGACTATTGGCTGGTCGCAGCCTGACAACATGTTGGCTGCAATAGTCGTGTTTTCGCCCTCAATTCCGCATCCCATGCCAACGTAGCAGTTGTAAAACTGATTTGACGAAAAAAGAACCTCTGTTGATTTTTCAACATGGAGCGCGCCAACGCTTGTTGTGTAGCCAATGAAATGATTAAAGCTGGCGGTTAGCCGATCAACATTTGCAAACCCCATTCCCACGCCGGTCAATGCCCCGGACGGAACTTTGCCTCTGCCTATGCAATGGCTGACATCTATAGTGTCGAATCTATTTGCTGCAACATCAACGTTGATGCCGTCGCCGCGTTGAGTGTTTGCAACATTTCCGATTTTGCAGTGACTGATAAACAAGCCAGAACCAATTGTGCCAGTATAGCTAACTCCATCAACAAGCCTTACATCAACACCAGCAACATAACTTACGTCGAGGAAGTAAACGCTAAAGCCGACTTCGTTAAAATTACAGTTTCTGATTGTTGTGTTGCTCGCCTTTGTCGAACAAAAAACTCCAGCGCTGTTGGTGTCTCCCTGCTTGATAACTAGCCCATCTATTACAACGTCGTTTGCGTTGTGCAAGTTGACATACCCAAATAAAGGACGCCCCCACTGGCGAGCACAAGAAATCGCGTCAATTATTACGTCTTGCAAAGATGCTGATCCGATCAAAACAAGGAACGCATTGTTGTTTGCAAGTTTGATTTTAAGGCTAGAAAGTGCGCGGTTGTTTACATCAACGCGGGTTGAGATGCTATACACCTCGCCAGGTGTTCCAGTCACAAGGCCGCCCGCTGGCACTGCGGCTAAAGCATTAATTAATGCCGTTGTGCAGTCCGTAACCCCATCTCCTACAGCACCAAAGTCCTTGACGCTCACCACGTCGCGTAGCTTCGCCTCAACCGTCCTCGCCACCGCGCCGGTGCCTGCGGGGTTGTATGTGACCTCTGAGGCGTTGTCGGGGAAGTTCAGATTTTCCTGCATGTACTCCTGCAGCAGATTGACCGACATCTTCCGCGCATCACCGCCGCCGGCGTAGTACGTCGGGATCTGGTTGCCGCCTGACACTTCGTCGATTGACGGGAGCTGGTTGATCGTCGGCATGAATTACTTCCTCGTGAGCGGCTCTGTCGTGATGGCTCTGAGCAAAACCACCGCCACAGCAATAATACAACCAACTGCAGCCTGGCCGGCAGGTGGCAAGGGCAGAGCAAACACAAAGCCCTGCAAGACACTAAGAATCGCGACCGCGGCTGCGAAGAGCACGGTGCGGGAGCGAATGAGTTGTTTTAGGGTGGGCATGTGGAGGTCTCGAGTGATTGATATGATGAAATTAAACTTGATAAACCGCCATGCCCGCAAAGCCGTCCGCGTTCTGAAAATCAGCGGCAGGGCTTACTCGCACGCGCAACTTTGCTCCAGATGCAAAGGCATCTATTACGTGTGGTGTTCTCTGATTTGCGTTGGCAGCGTTAGATTGATTCCCTGCAATCCCAACACACGCAGCGTTTTGTGGAGTAAATGGAAGGCTTGTCACATCATAATAACTTGCGTCCGATAGGTTGTTGCTCGATACAACATTAAACCAAACGGTAACCGTATTACCTACTCGACACCAAGTACCTGTGGCTGTTGTAAGCGGCTGGTTTGTGCCGCCAGAGTTTGCAACTGTCGGCGTCCATGTGCCGGTGCTGATGCTATTGGCAAGGCTGCGACCGACTTCGATTACCTTGCCAACCGCAGAGCAGTATAAAGTGATGCTGTCACTGTAAGACGAAAGAATCGCGTTTTGCCGATCTCTCAGCACGATTCCAGTTATCCCGTCTGTTGATGATTGAATCGTAACGGGATAAGTAATCTGATAATTACCCAAAACCAACAATTGACCAGGCCGCATGTTTGTTATGCTGGTGATCGTTGTTGCACCTGTGATTTGGTTTCCAAGCAAAACTTCACCAACACCAAATGCGTTCAGCGTCGCCGATGCCGTGCCGATTCCGTTTATCTGGCCTTGTGCTGTGCCACTAATCGGATTATTGATGATTCCCTGCGGAGGAGCTGCTAAAGCCCCGAAAAATGTCCCATCAACTGATCCTTGTGATTTCGTGTTGTTTTGAATGTAAGGATATGAAGCAAGTTTTGCCGCCTCAAACACAAAGCCTACGCAATCCAAAAATTTATTGTTAGTGGTTCCCGATGCATTGTTGATTGTGACATTCCCGACTGTGCTTGTAAGGTTCGAGATTTTGCAGTCACGGAATAGGTTGTTGTTTACTGCTGCGCCGTCAATGATGATGCCATCAGGGCGAAAACCGCCCGCGCCGCCCTGTGCAAGCCGATGGTTCACAAATTTGTTATCGTCAGAACTGCTGCCCAGCCATATCCCATAGTTGTGATTTTCGGAATAACACCCATCAAAAATCCAGTCGTAGCTATTTAAGAGTCTGATACCAACGCCAACACCGCTTCCGTCAAACGTGCTTGGATAGCCTCCAGCAGATGAGTCGTATGGAATGTTTGTTTCTATCTCGCAACCATAAAAAGCGTTGTGGGTTGCGTTTGAAAGAGACCCACCAGTTCGACCCGAAGAATAAATACCAGCGATTCTGTTTTCTCTGATGCCGATACCGTAGAAATTGTTGGCATTTGTCTGCCCACCGTCGACGAACAACCCATACTGGTTGAACACCAGGTACCCGCCGTAAAAGTTCACCAAGATTGTCGATTGCAAATAGACGCCTTGGTAGAAGTTGGAGAACGTGCAGTTGTAAAACGCAGTCAGATAACCAGCGACTGTGTTGCTGGTGTTGTTGTAGCCCATCCGCAACCCTGCGCCAGTGCTAGTGCCTGCAAGCTGGGCCGAATTAGTTGGATATGACACGTTAGGACCAACTACGTTCAAATCGTAAACTTTGTGACGACTGAAGTTTTGATTGGTGGCAATCATTACCAGACCATCACCGTTGTGATTTGCCCTAATTGTTGCGCCGTTGCCCTTAAACACGCAGCCGGTAAGACTCGGTGGAATAACAATTGGCGCGGTCACGAGATACGTCGCACCACCAACAAACGACAGTGTGCTGCCGTTGGTCATTGATGTAATTGCCGCCTGTATCGCAGCGGTATCGTTTGCAACCCCATCCCCCACAGCCCCAAAATCCTTCACCGACACAACGTCGCGCAGCTTGCTCTGCACAGAACGCTCGACCGCGCCGGCGCCTGCTTGGAGGAAGTCAACGTCAGCGATGTCCAGGTTGGTTTCGATGTAGTCCTGCAACTGCAGCACCGACATCTTGCGCGCGTCGCCGTTCGACTCGTCAAATACCGGCAGCGTGTCTGCAGAGTTGACTTCGCCGATTGTCGAGAGTTGGTTGATGGTGGGCATTTATCCTGTAACCTCTGAAAGTTCGAGTCTGCAGACCCAGTTTATGGTTTTGCCCGCAGCGCCCGTGACCTGAATTTGTAGAGCGTCTGTCGTATTATTTGCAGTTGCCGTTACGCCCCAAGCGGCGTCATCTTCGCCGATGGTTGTTACGGTTGGAGTGCCGAGCAGCGCAGTTGTTCCAGCATCATTTTTGATCGCGCCAACGATCTCATAAGCTCCGCTTTCTTGCGATCCTCCATCAACCCTTCGACAACTAATCAACGCCCGAAATGCCCAAGTTGTATTTGTAGGCATTGTAAGTGCGCCAGACTGCGCCAGCATGGTTGTCGTCGTTGCGTTGGTCGTTTGTACTCGGAGCGGGACGATTGATGTTTGCGCATCTCCTGTGGTCAAAAATCTTCCTGCGCCAATAGTCAAAGCGCCGACAAGTGTAGCGTTTGCATACCGACCAAAAGCAACTGAGCTTTCTGCAGCGGCTATATTGTCTCTGCCAGTAGATGTTGAGTACGCCCCGGACGAAGTGTTAAAAAGTCCGCCAGATACGCTATAAACACCACTCGCGGTGTTGTCGTACCCACCAACAAGCGCATCTCGACCAGAAACAGAATTTTCTCTGCCTCCGACAAAAGCACCATTTCCGCTTACGACATTGTTAAAACCGCCACCTGTAAACGCATATGCGCCGCTGGACGTATTTGTGCTGCCCCCATAAATCCAAGAAGGGCCGAGCGTTACGATTGTGTTGCCGTTCCCGCCCACAATCGCAGACCCGGTGCCGGAAATGCTTATTTCGTTCGCTGTTCCCCCAATGATTGAAGAATATGTGGCGCCAGAGTCAATGCGTCCGTAAGATCCACCGATAATCGTATTGTGATCGCCGTTTACGATCCTATGGTGAGCACCAACAATGTGCTGCATCACCCCGCTTTGTATGATGTTGTCGTATCCCCCGTAGATGCCAGAGTAATTTGACGCGCTGCCAATGTTTTCAACGGCGGAGATTCCAACAATTTCAATTTGTTGGGTGGACAAGACGTATGGGTTTGTTCCTTCGGCCCCTCCGGTCGCGTCATTCACAAAATGACCCGGCTGCGGATACAAAACCTGAGCATATCCCCCTACGATTGTAATCGTGCAGAAGGATGTTATGGTTACTCTGACTTTATCTGCTCGAATCAATCGGACCCGGACATTTGACGAAGAAGTTGTAGAAAATGTTGTCGTCCAGGTGTTTGTTGCGCCGTCACCATTAAAACGATCTCTGTATTCTAAAAATCCAATCAATTGTGGGTTTGCTGTATTACCCCCGCCAGAAATCGTGCTAGCGCTTAAATCTGAAGCAATAGAATTTGCAACCGGCCATACCGTTACGTTGTCCCCATTTGTTCCGTTGATATATTCAACAACGACTTTTTCAGCAGATCCGCTATCGGCGCTTGTTACAATCTCGCGCAATTTAGATTGTGTTGTGCGACTAACCGCACCAGAAGTTCCGGGCAAGTAGTTGATTTCTGAAGAATCTGTCGGAATCTCGAGGTTGTCCTGCATGTAATCCTGCAGCAACTCCACCGACATACGCCGCGAATCGCCCTGCGCGGTAGCGTAAATGGGCAGCTGGTCGCCGCTTTCGAGCGAGTCGAGGCGAGGTAGCTGGTTGATGGTGGGCATCAGTAAAACTCCAGAACGCCTTCCGGCCCAGTCTCAACCGGATCAACTGGCGGCTCAAGGAACGGATCGTCAGCAACGCGCCAGTACTTGTTGCCTGCGCCTGCCGGCATGGTGCCAGGCATCTGCTGTTCAATGGGCGCTGTTGCGCGCTGCAGAACAGTATCGTATGCGCCCTTTGCTGCGATGCGCGTTTCGAGCATGACGGCCTTGCCGTAGCTTGGTGCCAGGCGTAGAGCCAAGTTGAGGATGATTGCTTCGTTTGCGCTGTCAGGGACCGACGTTTCGTCGTTGATTGAACCCTGCTCTGGCGATGCGGGAATTGGATAGCTCAGGCGAATGCCCTTACCATTCCAATCGGCCATCATGGCGTCGAGCCGTCGCCGAGCGTATTCCAACTGCTCGGGCGATAGATCGAACACGTAGGACGCCAGGCCGATCTCGGTCAGCGCTGCTTCAACGAACTGTCTTCGTGTGTACGCCACTCCTCATCACCTCGCTGATCCGACTGAGCAACACTTGATCGCTCGTCCGGGCATTGTATCCGATGCCGAGCTTTTTCGCTTGCATCTCCATTTCAGAGCGTGTAG